CCGCAGGACGAATACAACATGCGGCGCTCGAAGGCGCTGCATCAACTGAACTCGCGCCGCATCCGCGCCACCAAGGGCATGGTCGACGATGTCGAGGTGGCACGCCGCGAGGAGGCGAGAGCCGACGGCTGGATCGAGTTGAACCCGGTGCCGAACGGCCAGTACATCGCCGACGATCAGCGCCAGATGGCCGACATGCGCGCCCACATGGAGCTGATGAACGCCTCGCGTGAGATGATCGAGAATTTCGGTCCCAACCTCGCTTTGCTCGGGCAGGGCCTGCAGGACAGTTCCGGCCGCGCTATTGCACTCCTGCAACAGGCCGGCATGTCGCAGCTCGGTCCCTACATCTCGGCGCTGAAGAACTGGAAGATCCGGGTCTATCGCGATCTGCTCAACATCATCCAGCAGCACTGGACTGCGGAACGCTGGATTCGCGTTACCGACGACGACTCGCTGCCGCAATTCTTCCAGATCAACAAGCTCTCGGTCAACGAGTACGGCCAGCCGATCATCGTCAACGCGGTCGGCTCGCTCGATGTCGACATCGTGCTCGACGAAGGCCCCGACGTGATCAACATGCAGGCCGACGCCCTCGGCGTGCTGCAATCGCTCGGCCCCAACTTCGCGCAGGAGTTCCCCGAGGTCGTGCTCGAACTCACGCCGCTGCCGTCGCAACTGAAAAAGGCGATGCAGGCCAAGATCCAGCAGAAGCAAAACCAACCGCCGCCGCCCGATCCGAAAGTGCAGATGCTGCAACAGCAACTGCAACTGGAGGACATGCGCGGCAAGCAGCAGATGGCGCTCGAGCAACAGCAATTCCAGCAGAAACTGGAGTTCCAGCAGCGCCAGCACGATCTCGACCGCATGCTCAAGCTCGACATGGCGCGCATGGCCGACGAGCAGGACCGCCGGCAACACGCCGTCGATCTGCACAACGCCCATCTCGATCGCTCCGCCGACATCATCAAGGCGCACCGGCCACCGGCGACCAGCGTGGCCTACGGCGACTTGCCGCCCGACGGCCAGCAACAGTTGGCGGCGCAGGCCGGCTTAGACATCGCGCGGCCGGAGCCCGAGCCGGCCGAACCATCACCGCAACCTTAGAGGCCAGCCATGGCAGTAGGAACAGGCGATCGTTTTGCTAACACGACCGGCGGGATTTCAGACCCCGGATGGGATGCGATTGCCATCTCCGGGTCAGGTTCGTCATTCACCTACGGGGTTCGCGCGCTCTATGTCGGCGGTCTTGGCGATGTCGAGGTCGTCACGGCGGGCGGCAACACGGTCAAGTTCACTTCGGTCCCGGCCGGAACCATCCTGCCGATCCGTTGCACCAAACTGACGACCAACACCACCGCGACCGGCGTTATCGCCTTTATTTGACGAGGTAATGGAGTGCTCGGCCTCGGACTATCGCTGTTCCAGGTTGCCGTTCGCGGCGGCGGTCGCGTGCAGGCCGCGGCCATCATCATCAGCAACAACAATCAGGACGAGAATACCGCCATAGGCACTACGATCGGCAACGTCTCCGTCGTCGGCGGCACTGGCACCTATACCTTCACCAAAACTGCCGATCCCGATAGCGCATTCACCTTCGCCACACCGCCGGCACTCAAGAACGCCATCGTGTTCGATTACGAGACCGCCACCGGCCATAACGTCACCATCCATGCCGATAATGGCGCGGGTTCGGTCCTCAACAGAACATTCAACATCGGCGTCAACGACATCGACGAGGTGCCCGCGGTCATCACGGTCTCGACCTCGCAGACGGTAGCCGAGAACGCAGCCTTCTCGCTCACGTTGACCGCCAACAAGCCGGTGACCTGGACTAAGACCGGCGGTGCCGACACCGCGCTGTTCACGCTCACGTCGGGCGTGCTGTCGATGACCGCCAAGGACTTCGAGATCCCCACCGACGCCAATACCGACAATGCCTATGTGGTGCAGGTGACGGCGACCAGCGTGGCCTACGCGCCCGCCACCACCAATGCTACCATCACCGTCACGGTCACCGACGTGGCCGGCCCCACCATCACCTCGTCGGCGAGTTTCAGTACGCCCGAGAACGCCATCTTCTCGACGACATTGAGCGCGAGCGAGAGCGCGACATGGGCCAAGACCGGCGGTGCCGACACGGCGCTCTTCACACTCTCGGGCGCGACACTCTCGCTGCCGGCGCAGAACTTCGAAGCCCCGGCCGACGCCGACGCCAACAACACCTACATCGTGCAGGTCAAGGCGACCTCCGTCGCTACTGGCGAGGTCTCCAGCGGCCAGACCATCACCGTGACCGTCACCGACGTTGTCGAGACCACCAACTACCTACTGCTCGTCGACGGTGCCAGTTATCTGGTTCTCGCCGCCACCGGGAAACTGCTGATCGTTGGCGGCGCCCTGCTCGGTGCCGACCTCATTGACGGCAGCGGCAACACCCTCGTCGATGGTTCCGGCAACACTCTGACCGCCAATTAGGACAACGACCATGGCCGACACCGCACTCGCCTCGATGACCGCAGCCACAACGCTCGGCGGCACCGAACTGATCTACGGCACGCAGTCGAGCGCCGACGTTAAGATCACGGCCACGCAGATCAAGACACTGGCCGTGGGTGCCGGCGCCGTCTCGGTCGCCAGCGGCAAGACGCTGACCGGCAGCAACACACTCACGCTCGCCGGCACCGATAGCACGACGATGACATTCCCAGCTGTCAGCGCTTCCGTCGGCTACATGAACCTGCCGCAGAACTCCAAGTCGGCTGCCTACACAACGGTGCTGGGCGATGCCGGTGGTCACATCCTGCATCCCTCTGCCGATACCACGGCGCGCACGTTCACGATCGATGCCAACGGTACTGTGCCCTATCCGGTTGGTACCGTGCTCACATTCGTCAACCAGAATGCTGCGGGCGTCGTCACCATCCACGTCACGACTGACACGATACGGCTGGCGGGCGCTGGCACTACCGGCGACCGCACACTCGCCGCCAACGGCATTGCTACCGCCATCAAGGTCACTTCGACCGAGTGGCTGATCAGCGGGACAGGACTCACTTAGATGGCTGGCATTCTCAGTGTGCTGTTGGCGCCATCGACAGCAACCGGCCCAACCGTCTACGACGGCATCATCGCCACGCGCGGTGTGTCGCCACAACTCCACTCTGGGACCACTCATGGAAATTCCCGTTCTGGCCATTATGCCAGAAGCGATATCACCAAACTGAAGATAATGTGCCCGAATTACTATGGCAGTGAGGTGGCCCCTGGCGCGACTACGTCCATCACCGCAAGTGTCGAATATCCAGCAGGTGTGTTTCAACAAATCCTTTTCGGCGGCTCCGCAACCGGCACCATTCCGGACGGCGGCATGTTGTTGTCCGATTATCTGACGCTAACGAAGACGATCGTCAATGGTGACATGTTCTGGATCAGGACGTTCGTCACCAATAGTACCGGTCTCACGATCAATGTTGCGAGTTCAGGCGCCTATGTCGATCAATACTACATGGGGGATCGTTTTGAGGACACCGCAACCGACAAAACAATGTCGGGCGCTGTTTCCAACACCGAAATCAATGAGATATATCACCCTACCGTCATTGGGCCGCTTACAATCTCGTCGGTGCTCGTTCTCGGTGACAGCATCGCGCTCGGCGTTACCGATTTGCAAGGACTGCCCAATTCGGTTGACCTTAGCGGCGACCGTGGTGCAGTTGCGCGTACGATCGGACCAAAATTTGGCTACTTCAACGGAGGCCTGCCTTCGGAGACGGCCACGACATTCGTTTCAAATCACACCCAGCGTCTATCGCTATTGCCCTACTGCACCCACGTCATCTTCAACTATGGCACTAACGACGTGTTTGCAGGGGACTCCAAGGCCACGATCGAAGGCCATCTTACTACTATCTATGGACTCTGCACCGGCAAAACCGTGTTCCAGACCACCATTGTCCCGCGCACGACATCGACAGATAGCTGGGCGACGGCAACCAATCAGACCGTGCTCTCGCAAGAGGGTGTGCGAACGGCGCTGAACGATGATCTACGAGCGGGAACTTTCAAACCAGCCGGGGGTGTGTTCAACATCACCGCGCCGGTCGAGACCTCGCTCAACAGTGGAAAATGGACCTTCCCTGGTAAAACAACCGATGGCATTCACCCAGACAATGAAGGATATATCGATATCCAAACCGCTGGTGTGATCAACACGTCGCTGATCGGAACGCCCGCTCCGATCGTCGATAGCGGCAGCAGTTGGGGAGATCACGGCACTATCGTTTCGCTGAGCGCCATCAAGCGCACCAATGATACAGCGACTTCTGCAACCGGTGGGTTCTCTTCAGTACGAGGCGCGTCCGGCCTTAGCTCTGGCCTAAAATATTTTGAACTTGAAATACTTGGACATCAAAACTCGGGCTTTGCCACGGGTCTGATCGATGCGACCACCGCCAGTGGGTCTGGCCTGGATGGCTATCTCGGAAATGTTGATAAAAGTTTTGGCATTGCCTCGGACGGCAGCGCATATAATTTTAACTCGGGGTCCATCTTCACTACTCCGAGTGGTACGTCGGGTACTATTCCTAACCTCGGATTCGATCATCTGTCCGTGTGGCGCTTTGCCGTCGACTTCACCAACAAGTTCGCCTATCTCGCCATCAACAACACTTGGTTCTTGAGCGCCAATCCGGCTTCCGGAGCCACCGGCACCGGCAATGTTGCCTCATGGACTGGTACGCCAACTTTATATCCTGGATTTACGTTCTTCTCCGGCTCTTTCAGTCCAGTTCGTCTGCGAACCAACGTCTTTCTATATCCGCTGCCCTCCGGCGGCTATTCGGCGTGGGGCTAGACACATGACAACAACGCCGTTCACGACCTATGCGTTTTTAGGAACCAGCCGCCCGGTCCCTCGCAACATGCCGGATCGAGTGGCCGACGTTTTCAACGTCAAGGACTACGGTGCGTTAGGGAACTTCAGTGCCAACGACACAGCCGCCATACAAGCCGCTTTTACTGCTGCAACCAATGGGGGCATAATATTTTTCCCTCCAGGTGGATACAACGTAACTAGTGGTATTGATATTTCATGCGGAGCTGGTGGGGCCACTCGTATCATTGGTGCATCTAATGCAACTTTAATTTCTGGCGACGTTCCAAATGGATTCATTTTCTATCAACTCGATAATACAAATGGTCCTGCTGAGATTGCCAATCTAACCATCCAGAATAACAGTCTTTGGATTGGCAGTGGCGCGCTAATGTTGAACAACAGCAGCGCATATATTCATGGATGTCAATTTAATGGGATGATAAGTGTTTTATTACCCTTTAATATCTACGATGTGCTCATTGAAAATTGCCTTGGAAGACCGAACAAGGAAACCGTCCTTGGAACAGGCTACAATGGCACGTTAGGTATTGCTGGAGATGCCCCGCACATTATTGGTTGGCGAAGCACAGTTGGCTATCAAACGGCCTTCCAGTTTTGGAGTTCAAATGGCAATGTCATGCTCGGTAATGGCATTGAAAATTGTGAATGTGCTATTTTGCTGGGTTCCTATACCGGCTGGGCTAGCCATTGCACGGTTTCTTCGGATGTTTTGACTGTTGGTGGAACTCTTGGAAGCGCAGAGGCTCAATTTGGAAATGGGATGCAAATTTACGGTCGGGGCCTTACTTTGAAAACATGGGGCACAGCGCCCATGGATTTCACTACCGGTACAACAATAATTGGCGATCACGGCACTGACCCCACACTAACAGGAACTGGCGGCGCTGGTACTTATCGACTAAACGCAAGCTTTACAATTTCAACACCTGTCCCAATGTGGACTCGATTTAACAGAGCATCATCGGCTGCTGTTATGTCAGGACTGCAATCAGAAGGCTGCCATTATATCTTATACTTCAATCAAGGCGGCACTTCGCATATATCTGCCGTCGGTGGAAACACAGCAGTTGGAGAGGCTACTGATCAACAGGGTACTACCGGTTATATGGCAAAAGCTGGTATTTACGTTGGGGGTTTATCATGCACAACATTTTCAGGCTGCTCTGGCAGCAACAATACTGTTTTGGGCTGTTTTTATATTGATCCCTTGCAAGAGAGCCATAACGTCACATTTGAAAGCTGTACAGCATCAAAGGGTAGCGATAACCAAATAACAGCGTCGATCTCCGGTGATATTCTCACTGTCACTGTTGTAACCTCTGGAACTGGTCTTGGTCTTGGAATGCTCTTGACCGGCTCAGGAGTTACCAATTGCACCATCATTGGAAGCGTTGTCAACGAGCCTGGAACCTTAACTGGATTCGCCAACACTGGAACCTATCGCATTAGCGTTTCTCAAGGAACGGTGACCTCAAGATCAATGACTGGGCATTACGGCCCTGATTGGGTGATGCCAACTGCAACGAATGCAAAAGCCGGGTTGCGCTTTATAAACTGTGGCGCGACCATCAACGATGGTACCACTACAGGCCTCAATACTTTGAACATGACCTTCACTTGTCTGCCTGGACAGGCGGGCGGCCCTTCATCCACTAACTTCCCGCTTGTTGTAGGAACAGAATATTTCGTCGTTGACGGTGCCAAGGCTGGCGGCGGAACGGCAGCTGTCGGCGATGCCACCCAGGGCGGCGGTACTCAGCACATCAAGGTTTGGTTCAACGGCACCGACTGGATACGCTGCGGATAGCGCCGCCGCCGCCACCATGTAACAGCGCCACCGAACGCCAACACCAAGCCGGGCAGGCCAGCGCCGCCCACAGGGCCGGGGACGGCAGCAACCGATATGCTTGTTAGGCCTCCTCTGGAGAAGCCCACCTTAAAACGGGGGCCATCACCGACAACAACAACATCTGCAAATACATTGAATTGAGGGGAATAGGTTCCTGGCGTGTCGTAGGAGACGGCAAAAGTATATTCATTCGTGCTGTTCACGATCGTGTCCCCATAGCCAACCGCGTTCACAATCAGGTTCGCCGTATGAAACGAATGAGGTGGCGAACCTCCTATGATGAAGGGGACCGTACCGTCACTAATTGTTAGCTCGCCGGGAACGGAGGTTCCTAGAATTTTCACACCTTCCGCAGCGGCGTCCAAATCCGGAATCAGTGTCACCGTCAGGTGCAGGACGACCGTCTCCCCCACCTGCACGACACTCGGTGTCCCGATAAACGTCGTCTCAATGGTGAATAGGTCCGCCGCTGCCGGCGTGATGCCCAGCGTCAGCGCGCAGGCGGCCACAGCCGCCATTCTGATGTTCATGATGGTCTCCCTACCAGTTTGCCAGCCACCACCCAAGCGGGCCGGACTCGCCGTGTCAACGGCTAAAAATTAGACCGCCCTGGTAGGGTGCGTTGTGGCGATCCTGTCCTCATCCAAACTCGGCCCCAGCTGGTCACTGACAGAGCCGGTGGGGTCTTGGCAGCCCTGTCGTTAAATAGGTGAGCCGACCACGTTGCTTGGACGTAGCCGGCTCCGAACAGGGAATAGGTGCCGCCTAATCCCTGACCGTTGCGACCCTTTTACCGCAACGACCCGCCGAGGGCTAGGCACCTGAACCTCTCCAAGGAAGACGGCGTATTGCTGGCCGCCGACTAACCGCCGGAACCAAAAAGCCGGGCAACGCTGTCCCCATTGCGACCCGGGCCTGCGGACTGGGCAAACCCCAGGAAGGTAAAAGCTGTGGCGCGGTAGGCGGCCGAGCCACAGGCGACAGCCTAAAAAATGTCGCGCAGACGAGCATCGCTCGGGCCGGTCATCGGCAAAGGGCACCAAGTATGCGGGCCGCAATATCGGCCTCCCCCTCGCAAGGGGCTGCAGTAAGGGCAAGGCCAGCAGGCCAGCAAGCCCATACGCAGGCAGAAAGGGGTAAGCTATGGGGATCTGAAAATGGCCTCTGCTATTTTGGCGATCGAGCGAGCAATTCGCGAGGCCAGGAAGGCCTATCAGTTCAACCCCAGTTCCTACACCTACTGGACTTACGCTGAGTGTCTGACTGCGATGGCCGTGCTTATCGAGCCTTCGTGGATCGACCTCTACCTCGATTATGCGCTCGAGGTTCCCGAGCAGGACGAGCCTTCCGCCGCCGCCTAATTGCTTAGGTGCGTTGTCCTCGAATTCCCCCTCCCAGACTCTCCCCGTCGACGTACCGCCGCACGAAACGCGGCGCGGCACGCCCGCCGTCAAGGGGTGAATTGCGCCGTCGCTGGGCGAAACCGCGATTTTGGACGGGGATTATATGGCAGACGAACCTACCGTCGTGGATGTCGACGTTTCGGACGAGGATCTGTTCAATGAGGCCAAGGCGGATCAGGCTCCCGAGCCTGCTGTTGCCGTAGCCGCGGAGACCGAGACCCCACCGCCCGAAGCCGGCGACCAACCGCGCGACGAGCACGGCCGGTTTGCGCCCAAGGCTGGGGACACCCCCGCGCCCACGGATGCAACGCCGCCGCCTGCAGAGCCAACTCCGGAGTCTGACGGCGGGCACATCCCCGCCTGGCGGCTGCGCGAGGAGGCCGAAAACCGTCGTGCGGCCGAAGCCAAGTACCAGCAGCTCGAGCGTGAGATAGCCGAACTGCGGCGCAATCCGCCGAAGCCTCCCGAACCGCCAAAACCTCAGGAAACGCCCGACCCGCTGCTCGATCCGGCCGGCTATCAAGCCCATCTCCGGAACGAATGGCAGGAGGCGCTCAAAGCGCAAGCTGGCGATATCAGCTTGCGTTATGCGCGCCGGGCCAACCCCGAGCGGTTCGACAAGGCCTATGCGGAAGTCTTGAAGGCCTCAGTAGTGGACCGCGCCAGGATCAGGGACGCGCCCGATCCGGGCGACGAACTGCTGGCCTGGTACTCCGAGCGTGAGGCCATCCGCGAAGTCGGTCCCGATCCCGCTGCCTACAAGCAGCGGATTCTGGACGAGGCGTTGAAAGACCCGGCGTATCTGGCGAAAGCCGCCGCCGCCCTGCGCCTCTCGGTCGTGCCATCGACCGGCAACGGTTTACGCCAACCTTCCCCTGTCCGCCTGCCCCCATCCCTCAACGGCATCACTCCGTCCGGCGCCGCCATCGCTGGCGACGACGACACGGACATGTCCGACGAGGCCATCTTCCGGCACGCGACAACCGGCCCGCGGCGCTAGCCCAGCCGGTAGGAAAGGATCAGGGCCATGGCCCTTAGCACTCCACAGACCAATAATATCCTCATCAAGTTCACTAAGGAGATCAACCGGGAATACGTCCGGCAGAACCTCTTCAGCCCGTACATGGGCGAGGATATGAGCGCCATCATCCGGCTCCGCCGCGAGCTCACCGAGGCCGGAAACCAGATGAACATCCCGCTGGTGGCGGCGCTCCAGGGCACCGCGATCGGCTCCGGCACGCTGGTCGGCAATGAAGAGAAGATCGACGACTACGGCATGCGGCTGTGGATCGACTACGCCAGAAACGCCGTGGTCTCCTCTAAGTCCGCCCGCCGCAAAGACAGTGCGATGGTGTTCGACGAGGCCCGCTCGCTGCTCAGCGACTGGGGCAAAAGCCTGCAGCGGGACGAGATCGTCGGCGCGCTCTATGCGTTGCCGTCGGAGTCGGCCCCGGCCAACATCGACACCTCGGCCGGCCAGCGCGTCAATGGCATCCTGTTCCAGTCGTCGACCGCAGCGCAGAAAAACACATGGCAGACTGATAATGCCGACCGTGTTGTGTTTGGTCAGTTAAAGTCAAACCTGCAGGCGGGTTTTCCGGCTCGCTCGCCCTCCTCGACAAGACCAATGACATCTGCAACCGAGCCAACATGCGGTTGCTCAAGCGCACTGCCAAGGCGGCCACGCCAAAACTGCGGCCCTACAAGGTCGAGGACGGCCGCGAGTACTTTGTCGCCTTCCACGGGTCTCGCACCTTCCGCGATATGAAACTGAGCCTCGACACCATCAACAAGGACGCCCGTCCACGCGAGGAACCGGGACTCAAGAACCCGATCTTCCAGGATGGCGACCTGATCGACGACGGCGTTATCCATCGCGAGGTGCCGGAGATCGATACGTTGGCGCCGGCTTACTACACCAATGCCGGAACTGCTGATACCGGCGGCACTGGTGGTGGCGCCAGCGACGTGCGTCCGGTCTGGTTGTGCGGCCAGGGTGCCATGGCGTTTGGCTGGGGACAGATGGCGCGTCCCACCCAGCGCGACGAGACCGACTATCAGTTCCTGCGAGGTGTCGGTGTTGAGATGGCTTACGGCATCGGCAAGATGTTTAAGAAAACCATCGCTGGCAATTTGCGGGAATGGTCGATCGCCACCGGCTTCTATGCTGCCAATCCTGACGCGTGATCCTCATAGCAAACCCATAGAGAAGGAAATCGCATCATGGCAACAATCCCAGCAAGAAGTAACAGCATCCAGGCGGTGCAGTATCTGCGTGCTCCGATCGACTTCAGCCTTGGTTCCTCGGGAATTGTGCAAGTCGGCACGCTTCCCGCCAAGGCCATCGTGCTACGCAGTTGGGTCATCGTCACGACGGCGTTCAACAACAGCACCACCAATACGCTGAAAATTGGCACCACGGCGTCTGACGCCTCCTACGGCACCGGCGTCTTGCTTGGTACTGCGGGAGTCATCACCGGCGGCACAGCGTTGGCTACCGCGACCACCGCTACCCCAACTGTCGACACGTCAGTCATCGCCACCAGTGTTTCCACTGGAACCGCTGCTACAGCAGGTGCTGGCTATGTCGTCGTAGAGTACCTGCCGGTCGAATAACAAACATGGACGTGGGGGCATTCCCCACGTCCTTTTGCTGGAGTTCAAATGAAAATCGGTCTCTGCACGCCTAATCGCTTGGGCACAGTGCATCACCAGCACATGTTCTCGCTCATCGATACGCTGAGACTCGCTTCGCAGCGAAGCATCGAAGTCGTTCCTTATAACGGTCCAGGTTGTGCCATCCTGCCGCGAGTGCGCAATCGCCTGGTCGCCAATGCACTCGCCGAAAAATGCGACTGGATTATTTTTGTCGACGACGACATCGCTTGGAATGCTCCAGATTTATTCAAACTCACTGAACACGGTGTCGAGGTCGTCGGCGGTGTTGGTGCAAAGCGGCATCAACGCTGGGACGAAGAACCCGGTGTCGTAATGCGGTGGCCACAAGGTCCGTTGATCGGAGCCCTCACCAAGTCTGGTCGACTCTGGCGCGTCGACAGCGCCGGGGCAGGATTTCTTGCCATTCAATCCGACGTGTTCGCAAAATTGGAGCCGGTCACGAGGCCCTATACCTGTGAGGGCGATCCCAAGACCTATCCGATGCGGACCTGGTTCTGGCTCGATCTCATCGATGAAGGCACTGAGCTGCAAGATGAGGGCGAGGACTACAACTTCTGCCGTAAGTGGCGCGAGATCGGCGGCCATTGTTGGATTGATCCTGACATCCGGCTGCGTCACTACGACGGCAATGTCTGTCACGATTACTGTCCGGCCGACATGGAAACCACAAAAGCGGAGGCGGCGTAATGGCCAAAATAACTTGGTCGGGTGAGGATTTTCTGCATGAACGCGAGGACGGCAGCGGCGTCGGTCCTAGCTTCATCATAGGCTTTGGTGACCACCGTTTCGACAAAGGCAAGCCGGTCAACATCGCCGATCCACATATTATCAGGAAAGCCATCGGCAGTCGCTTCTTCGAGGTCGAACTGACCGCCGCCGAGCAGGAGCGGTACGACGAGGAGCACATGCCCGAGCCGGCTGACGAGGCGCCGGAACCGAAGCGCCGCCCCGGCCGTCCACCGAAGGTAAAACCCGATGCCATCGACAGCAACGCGGCCTGAACTGATCGATGCGGTTCTCGACGAACTCGGTCTGCCTGGTGCAGGGCAGACGAACTCGGCCGAGGACGTGGCCAAGATCGACGGCATCATCGACAAGTGTCTGGACGACCTGGTGGGCCAGGAAGTCATTCGGCTGGATGACAGCGACGAGTTTCCTTACGTCATTTTCAACCCGCTGGTCGCCTACATCGCCGAGGTGGCCACGCGCGCTTATGGCGGGCAGAAGAACATCCAGATGATGGAATGGGCGATGCAGAAGTTGCGGGTGGCGGCGCGCGGCGGCCCGACCTACGAGGTCATGCGCTCGGAATACTTCTAATGACGGCCATACCATTCCCGCTATCATCGGCCCCCGGCCGTGTGCCGCAGGAAGGCGCCGGCCGCCTGCTCAACTGTTTCGCCGAGCCGCTCGGTGATGGCCGGGTGATATGGGCACGTTGTCCCGGCCTGACGCGGTTTGCCACCTCGACCCAGACCGGCTTCTGCGGCGGACTGTTAGTCGCCGGCACATTCTACACCGCCTGGAACGGCCACGTCGCCACGTTCAACAGCAGTGGCAGCGAGACGGTGCTCACCGGCACGCTGCTTACCACCACCAGCAAGGGCTTCTGGGCACGCAATAACAAGCCCACGCCCGACATCGTATTCATCGATCCCGACAATGGCGTCCACACAGTCACGGCGAGCGCCGTCTCAGCCTTCGCTGATGTCGATGTCGCTGGTGCCAACTCGGTCTGTTTCCAGCACGGCTATTTCTTCTTCACCATCGGTGACGGCCACGTCTTTGCCAGCGACCTTAACTCGGTCAACGTCAATTCGCTCGCCTTCACGGTGGCAGAGGCCAAGCCGGACGGAGCACTGCGCGCCATCCCTTGGCAAGACCAACTTTATATCTTCGGCCCGTCATCGATCGAAATCTATCAGGACACCGCCAACACACCGCCGGCGTTTCCCTATTCGCTAGTGAACTCGATGTCGACGGGTCTAGCGGGCCGTTACGCCGTCGCGGGGCACGAGGACGGCTTTGGTGGCAAGGGCCTGATCTGGGTTGCCGACGACAACACCGTCGTGATCCTCAACGGCTACCAGCCCAACAAGGTCTCACCGCCAGAATTGGACCGGCTGATCGAAGCGGTCGCCGACAAGAACACGCTGGAGGCTTGCGTGTATATTTCGGGCGGTCATCCCAAGTGGGTGCTGTCGTGTGACGCCTGGAGCTGGGAGTTTGACCTCAACACCCAGAAGTGGAACGAGCGCGCGTCCTACGAGATAGCCCGCTGGCGCGGAACCCAGGCGGTGTTCGCCTTCGGTCAATGGATCGTCGGCGACACCATATCGGACAGTGATACCGTATCAGGCAGCAAACTGCTGGCCGTCGACAACATGAATCACACCGAGGATGGCGACCCGCTACTTTATCGCCTCGAGAGCGGCCCGGTGGCGAAGTTTCCCAACCGCACTGCCGTCCCGCGCGCCGACTTTGACTTCGCCACCGGCACCGGCATTGCCACCGGCCCCGACCCGATCGCCACCCAGCCGCGGGTGCGGATCTCCTGGTCGGACAATGGTGGTGTTCACTGGGGCAACCCCTTGCATCGTGAGTTGGGAGTTCAAGGTCGCGGCGAGCAGCGGGTGACCGTGACCCGCACCGGCATGGCGGGACCGATGGGGCGGCGCTGGCGGCTCGATGTCACTGACCCGGTGCACGTCGGTCTGATGGGCGGCGACCAGGCCACGCAGTTGCGAGCCGACTGATGGCCACGACCTCACCCGCGCTGCCGCCAATGCCATCGCCGAACGTGCCGCTGGTGGACCCGAAAACGGGGCTGCTCGACCCCAATTGGTATTCGTGGCTCGTTATCTTGCGGCAGATCGTTAGTACGCTGCGCACCGAGGTCTGAGGGTGCGTTGTAGCGACCTCAAGCACCAGCATTCTGGCGACCAGTGAACGGGAGGACCTGCCCCATGGGCTTATTTTCGATTTCTTTTCGAGTAAACCAGCAAAAGATGCAGCCGCAGCGCGCGTAGCCGGGCTTAATCAGGGCTACGGCCAACTGTCCGACCTGTACGGACAGGGCGCTGGTGCGCTGACCAGCAACACACAGCAGGGCATTGGGCTCTACCAGCCGCTGATCCAGTCGACGGGCGCGGGCTCGAGCGCGTATGCCGATGCGACTGGCGCCAATGGGCCTGAGGGGCTGGCACGAGCCCGCGCCAACTTCACGGCCACGCCGGGCTATCAGGAAGGGTTGAGCCAAACGCTCGACCAGAACGATCGGCGCGCGGCCTCGCGCGGCATGCTCAACTCGGGCAACACCATCGCCGACACCACCAAGCTCGCTACCGACTACGCCAACCAGAAATACGGCTCCTACGTCCAGGGCTTACAGCCCTATCTCGGTGCGGCGCAGAACGCGGTGGGCGGGGCGGCTGGCATGTATGGCCAACTCGGCACTGGGTTGGCGGGCCTCTACGGCCAGCAGGGACAGGCGGCACAGGCGACCCAGACCGGCATCGGCAACGCCCAAGCGGATGCCGCCATGGCCGACTACAACGCCTCGGGCAACATCTGGAAATCGCTGCTCGGTTTAGGCTCTGCAGCACTGACCGCTGGCGGCAAGGCTGCCGGGACGCCATCAACAGGGACTGGCGGGCTCTTCGGGAGCTTCGGCTAAATGACCATCACCCCCGCCGATAGCCTCGACCTGCTCATCGCCCGCGGGCCGCCCGACGCCACCGACTTCGCCAAGCAGATCGCTGGTCTGCCGGGGGCCTACTACGCCGGGTTGGATGAGGCCTACAAGCGGCGCACGGAGAATGCGTTTCAGGGCGGCGTGCCAACGATCAAAGGGCCGAATGGCGAGGATATTCCAGACTATAATGCTGCTGCCATTACGGCCTTGAAACTAGGGGGCACTCCGGCTGTGGCACCGTTCGCCACGCTGGCGGGGCTCGACATCAAGCGGCAAGAACAACTCGGTGATGTTACCGCTGCTCGCGTCCGTTCCGGTGATGTCGTTCCTGGCGCCCCACCCTCCACCTCGGATGCTAGTCTACCGCAACCCACAGCACGCATCACCGTGCAGCCAAACTCTGTCTCCTCCCGGCCGCTGAGTCCTTCGCAGCCCAGCCCCAACGCTGAGACATCGGCGATCTCGGCAATCCCGTCGGGCTTTGGGGATCGCGAAGGGTATAATCTTGCGACTGGGATTGTCGCACGGCTCAATGCCGCCAACCCGAATGCGCCGCCAATTACCGATCTAAATGCGCCGCTGTCGCCACAACAATTTGCCCAAGCGCAGCAGATGGCACAGCAGGCAGCTACGACGCGCGGGCTCACGCAACCTAACGCTCCGATTACCCGTCCACCAGTAGCCGCTGTTCCTGCTGGCATCGATCCCAACAGCCCAATCCCGCCGCGCTGGCAAGGTCATGAGGCCGAGTATCTCCAAGCCTTGCGGCGGGCGTCCGCGACCGGAACGGAGAAGGGCCGGGCGCAAACAGAGGCCACTATCAAGGCTGTAGAAGACTATATGACCAAGAATGCCGACATCGAGCGCGGGGCGCGCACGAAGGAAGGCGAGAAGAACGTCGACTCACTGAGCAAGCTCGCTGACGACGGCATCGATGCCCGCGCCCACACCGCACAATTGGAAGAAATCAGGCGGCTTGGCCAGAAGGCCGGCTATGGCGTTATTCCTAAGATCCAAAGTGTCCTTGGTCGCTACGGTATTGAGACCAAGGGTTTGGGCGATATCCAAGCCTACGAGCGAGCCATTGATTTCTTTGGGCCGCAGTTGCGACCCGTAGGTTCTGGCCGACTGTTGGCGAACGAATTGACTTCATTTAAGAGCGCGCTGGGCGGCCTTATGACCACTCCGCAAGGCCGCGAATTGTCGATCAGCAACCTCCAACTCTTGTCTAAGTACAAAGAAGACGTTGGAAGAATTGCAGCCGATACGAGACTGCCGGCGGCCCAGCGCATCCAGCAGATCTATGACGTGGCGGTGCCGCATCTGCAGACCGCCGTCGGGCCCGCGGTTGGGACGAAAAAAAACGGATACACGTTCAAGGGCGGCGACCCGAATAGCCCGGCTAGTTGGATACGCTAATGGCCGATCCTGCTCCTTGGGAGATGGACTGGAGCAGCGCCTCGCCCGGCCCCGCGCCCCCAGCTGCGGCCGACAGTACTCCGCCTTGGGAGCAAGACTGGGCAACGCCAACCGGCGGCGGCCCACTCAAGGTCACCGTTCGCCCCATGAGCGCGCAAGACACCGCGCTCGACATTGCCCACTCGGCTGGTACCGGCATTGCCAAGGGCGCGATTGGGTTAGCCGGTCTTCCCGGTGATATCGGCTCGCTGCTCTCGGCCGGTGTGGATGCCGCGGGCAACTATCTCGGTGCCGATCCAGCGCGTCTGCAGGCGGCCAAGGCGGCCGTGTCAGGCCCCATCAGCCGGGTGCCGTCCCCGCTCACTGCCCTGACCGGACCCGGAGCAGCCGACATTCAGAAGGGGGTGGAGGGCTATACCGGGCAGTTCTATCAGCCGCAGACGACGCCGGGCCAGTATGCGCAGACCATCGGCGAGTTCGCGCCCGCCACCCTGGCTGGCCCTGGTGGCATTGGTCGCCGCATCATCGCCGGGGCGGTTGTCCCCGGCGCTGCCTCGGAAACTGCAGGGCAACTCACAGCAGGAACTGATGCCGAGCCCTATGCCAGAGCCGCCGCCGCCCTGACGGCTGGGGCAGGGGCTATCCTAGCGAGCCCCGGACGCACCACAACGGCGGCCCTCCAAGGCCAATTGCCGGCCTATGTCACGCCCGCCCACGTCCAACGAGCCGAGATGCTCATCAACCACGCACAAGCCCGCGGCGTTGATCTGACTTGGCCCGAAGCCTTGAGCCGAATTACGGGCCGGCCCGTCCTAACCGACATGCAGCGCATTCTCGAAAGCGCGCCGCAATCGCGCACCAGGATGCAGGACTTCTTTGCTCCTAGGCCGCAGCAGATCCAAGCGGCGAGCCGAGCGGAAATCGGAAACATCGCCCCACCGCCAGCCAATCCCACCAGCATCGGGCGCGAGGTAGGAACGGCCGCCGAAGGCGCAGTCAATGACGTGCGCGGGGGTATCAATGATATTGCGCGCGCATTCTATGACGCCGCGGGTCCGATCCGCCTGACACCGACCGAAATGGCCCAAGTACGAGCCATCCCCGGCTATGCCGAGGCGGCCGACGCTGTTCGCAACAATGTCCAGTTGAATCGAAATGTCGGGCATCTGCCCGAAAACTCGATTGGCTTCCTCAATGAGGTCAAAAAATATCTTGACCAACAGACCGTTAACTCGCGCTCGCCGCTGTATCAGAACCCCAATATGCAGATCACGTCCGGGCTTGGGCAGGACGCCGCGGCCGTGCGAAATGCTGCCGCCAATGCGGTGCGCGATCCCACACGGCAATACACGACCGCGCTAGCCATCGAGGAAAATCTCCGTGGGCGCGTTTTACAGCCGCTCCTAGATGGGCCGCTTGGGAAACTCGCGGATCGCGATATTGGGACGCGCGATGCCATCAACGCGCTCTTTCCGAAGAACCCAACTGCTAACGAGCGACAAATCTCCGATGCTGTTGGGGCTGTTGCCGCTCGCAATCCCGGCGCCGCAAGCCAACTCGTTCGCGCTCATATCGAATATACTCTGAACGATGCTGCAACCAACCTGCAGACCGGCGGCAACCAGGCCCTGGGAGCGAAACTGGCCGTGCGCCTGACTGGCAACCCGCAACAGCGCGCCAACCTGCAGGCCGCCGTCGAAGCGCTTCCCAATGGCGCGGCCCGATGGCGCGGAATGAATGATCTCCTAGAGGTAGCGGCGGCCACCGGAGAACGGCAAGCCAAAGGCTCGCTCACGGCGTTTAATACCGAGGAGCTTAAATCTATGGGTTCCGGCACTCATCTGGCCGAAACCCTCAAGACGGCCGCCAGTCCCGGCAAATGGTGGAACATCGTCAACGACAGGGTGACTAAGTGGCAGCTCGGCCGCAACCTCGACGGACTAGCCCGGATCATTACCGATCCAGCGTCGGGGCCTCTGTTCCAGCGTCTCGCCGGGCTCCCACGCAACTCCCCGCAGGCTGGTGCCATCGCCGCCCGGCTCATCCTGCTTGGGGACGCTTCGACGGCCAATCAGCGACGGCAACCCGACGGTCAGTAGGTAGGCCAGTCCCACCCCGACCGCGCTCGGTATCAGCGGGTTGGGCGTGGCCTGCCAATGGATATTGGCGGCGATCACCGCATAGATGATTAGAAGCTGCGCGATGTAGATCATTGGCCCCTACCAGTTGGGTGCGTTGTCCAGATTCCAGCCTAGCCTGAAACTCGGCCCCGAAATAGGTGAGCCGACCGGGGTGTTTTGCGACCCAGATCGGCTCCGAACAGGGTAAGGTGTGCGCCAAAACCCTGACCGTTGCAGCCTTATACCGCAACGACCGGCCGAGTGCTACGCACCCAAAATATCGCGGAGACGAGCGGGGTGTTCCACGTGCCCCTGAAAAGGCACGGCCTTGGCCCCGAGGAAAGCGGAGTGCGCGCGCCTCGATAACCGATCCCTAATGTACGGTCCAATCCTCTGCATGGGCTCATGCAGGACCGGGCGTCTGGCCCACGAAACGGGCAGGATCGGCGAAACGCTCTACCCACTCACCCCATTGCTATGGCCCCCACAAACAGGGGACCGGGTTTAGCAAGGGTGTGCTGTGCCCATTTCTCTGCTGCCGTCAGGGTGCGTTGTCGTCGTCGACCCCTCCGCCACTCTGCCGCCCATGGCTGGCTCGATAAATTTGTCCCTGTCGCAGCAGTTCGACAAGCTCAACGGCAACCTGCTGAGCGGCGGGCGGCTGTATTTCTACGCCGCCGGCACCGATAGCCCGCAGAATGCCTTCAAGGACACCAACCTCACCCTCACCTATCCCAACCCCATCATTCTGGCCAGTGACGGCCGGGTGCCGCAGCTCTACTTCGCCGACGGCAGTATCCACGTCCGGCTGACCGATAGCGGCGGTGTGGTGCAGTTCGATGAGGACTTTGTTCTCGTGATCGGGCCGTCCAGCGGGGGAGGCGGTGGCGGCGGCTCGTCCGTGGACCCCAACGCCATCTTCCAGACTGGCATGCTGGACTGGCAACCAATCAGCGATGCGCGTGCCGGTTGGGTGCGATGCAATGGCAACACTATCAGCAAAAGCGGGGCAGGCGGTAGTGAGCGTAATAACGCCGACTGCCAGGCCCTATTCGAATATCTGTACGGCAAATACGATAACACAATTTGTGCGGTATCGGGTGGTCGCACCGGCAGTGCTGCCAATGATTTCAACAATGGCAAGACCATTGGCCTCCTCGACTGTCGCGAAATCGCGATCGGTGGCCTCTCCACCATGGGCTCCACGGTCGGCGACCGCGGCGGATTTGGCGGCCCGAGTGGTCCTCCGATCGAGCGAGGCGACCGCAATACCCCAGCCGGCATTATCGGTGAGATTAGCCACCAGCTCTCGACCGGCGAGATGACAGCGCATGCCCATGATCTTCCGCCTCTCACTGATCCAGGCCACGCCCACACGGTCGCTACCGGCAACTCAGGTACCATCAATGCGGCCCTTGGTCCCGGTCCCACGATTGCACTGCCCGGTGGATCGATCGGCACGGGCTCCGCAACGACGGGCGTTGCGCTCACCTCAACAGTAACCTCCACAAACGGCTCCAGCGCCGCTCACAACAATACGCCGCGCACGATGCTCGGCACGTTCTATCAGCGCCTGTGAGGCCGCCATGGACTTCGGACGTCTCGAAGCTCAATCCAATCGCGCAACTTTCCAGCGCAAGTTCCAGACTGTCGACAACGACACCGACGAACTGCTCGACCTCACCGACAAGGCCATCATCTTCGAAGTTAAGCATCCTACCGAATGTCGGGCGGTACTCTCAGCGACAATCGACAACGGCAAGATCGTGGTGGTTGATTTCGGCACCTTCATCGTCACCTTCGCGCGCAGCGAGTTGACCAATCTCTGTCCCGGCACCTACGATGTAGGCGTCACCATTGGCGATGACGACGAGACTGGCCAGGCGCTGATTGGAACGCTGCCGATCACTGCAGGAGTGGTCGCGCGATGAGTATTCCGGTTCTCACGCTGCGCCAGTCGGTTCAGTTTCCGGCTAACGTCTATGGCGACAACGGGATAGATGTCAGCAAGGCCAACGGTAACTATACGATCAAGACCGACTGGAGCGACTTTGCCGCGATTTCATCACTGCCGGCAAGCCCGACTAACAATGTTCTTACCTTCGACACGCTGACGGGCGCCTACGTTTTGGTGCCGTCAGCAGTCTTCGGCGGCGGCGCTCCGGCGGCGACGATTGCGCCCATTATGGATGGGACTGCGGCTGTCGGCATCGCCACCAAGTACGCCAGAGAAGATCACGTCCATCCCAGCGATATCTCGCGCGCCGCGACCGTTCATACCCATATTGCAGCCAATATCACCGACTTCTCCGAGGCGGTTGACGATCGTGTTGGTGCCCTGTTAACGGCGGGGCCTAACGTCACATTGAGCTACAATGATACGGCTAACACGCTGACGATCTCGGCGTCGGGATCGGGCGGCGGTGGCGGCGATGTTACCGGCCCGTCCAGTTCCGTGGCCGATCGCATTGCGCTGTTCAGCGGGACGACCGGCAAGGTCATCAAAGACGGCGGCACGCTGCTCACGGGATTGCAGCCTATCGATGCGGATCTGACTGCCATTGCAGCCTTGAGCGGGACCGGCATCGCGCGCAGGACGGCGACAACGCCAACCTGGACGACTGGCGATCCAGTTGCCAATGCCGAGCTTGCCACGATGGCAGCCAGCACGTTGAAAGCCAACGTGACCGGCGGCACGGCAACCCCGACGGATGCCACGATTGTCGGACTGACGACAAAGTCTTCGCCGACAACGAGCGACTGGCTGCTGATTTCCGACACCGCCGCGAGTGGCGCGTTCAAGAAGGCGGCCTGGCCGGTTATTGCACCTTCCGCTTTGACCAAATCCGACGACACCAATGTAACCCTGACGCTTGGCGGCGCATCGGCCACTGCTCTGCTGGGAGCGACCAGCATTACCGCAGGCTGGACCGGAACGCTGGCAGCCTCGCGCGGTGGTTTTGGCACCAGCGTAAGCGCCGCTACCGGCGTTCCCTTGTTTGCCGCGGGCGTTCCGACGTTCACATCGACGAGCGGAAGCGGCAATTTCGTCCGTGTCGGAGGCCCGACTCTGACAGGAATGACAGCGACGGGCACGTTGCAGGTGCAGATTTCAGGAAGCGTGGTGGCTGCGATAGATATCGATGCCCAGGATCGCGCCCTCACCATAAATCAACAAGGCGTCGGCACCTCGGTCCCATTACTGTTTTCCCAAAGCACTCCGGCGAACGTGGTTGGCAGTATTACCACGACGACAACGTCAACGACGTTCAACACGGTGTCGGACGCAAGGTTGAAGGAAGACCTGCAGGCTTTCGATGCCGGTCGCATCGTCGACAATACCGATGTCTATGACTTCGCCTGGAAGAGCACGGGCGAGCGGTCGTATGGCGTG